TTTACAATTAGTTCTTTTTGACCATTATCAAATTTTACTATTATGTAGATATATTTGAATCCTGTTCGTTCACCTTCTTCAAAAACATCAATTAAAGTTTGTTGTGTCATAATTGCTCCTCCTCTACCATGATCGAATCTACAGTAATATATGAACAAGTTGATTCTGCTCCTGAATCCAATACAACTTCAATGGCTTCTATTTTTTCTTTAAGTGTAAGATCATCAAACCCATCGAAGTCAAATTCCATTACCACATTAACTCTCGCCATAAAATCATCTCCTATTCAAGTAAAAGTTTAGTTTTAAACAGAAATTAATCTGTGTTGCCCTATTCGTTCTTCGGCTATTTTATGATACTCTTTATCTAATTCAAATCCTATGTAATTACGATTGGTATTGATACTAGCAATTGCGGTAGTTCCTGATCCTATGCAATTATCCAATACAATGTCACCTTCACTCGTGTACGTTTTTATAAGATATTCAAATAGTTCTAACGGTTTCTGAGAAGGGTGTAAACTCATATCTTTTTGTGCTGATTTAGAGTAGGTTAATAACGTAATAGGATAACTTTTTTCTAAAATTTCTCCTTCAAAATGGTCGATAGTTTTACCATACACCTGTTGAGTATTCCTGTTCTTGCTCTTACGAGGTTTTTTTCTTTCTCTCATTTGAGGATTATATGTACATTGCTTTTTATAGAATACGCATATTTCTTCTACAGACTTCATTGGTTGTTTTTTGGCATTTAAATGACCGACACCTCTAACTTTATCCCAATACCAGCAATACTTAAAAAGTTTAGGATTACTCATTATTAAAGCAGATGTAAAAGGTTGAGAACCTGTTAATACAATCGCACCATTATCTTTTACGATTCTTTCATATTGTTCCCACAGTTCATCAAAAGGGATAATTGTATCCCATTTACATTGGGTTGTTCCATATGGAAGATCACACAAGATCATATCAACACTTTTATTAGGTATGCGCTTCATCCCAACGATACATTCCTCATTGTATATTTTATTTAATTCTATCAATCTCTCATCTCCATTCTGAATAAAATTGCTGTTTTAATTTAATACATCGACTACAAATTGTGACCATGATTCAAGATTATTGAAAACATCAGGATTACGTAAATCTTCAATATTAATCCATTCTCCTAGCAATTGATCAGTTTCTCTTACTAATACTTCTTCACCTTCAGGTAGTTCACCAATAACTAACATACCAATATGTACTTTGCCAACTTCGTTTTCATCATCGTTAATTAGTCCTACAGTAGTAAGTGTTAATTTATCTTTATTAATAAACAATTCTTCTTCTAATTCACGTTGTAATCCATCAGCTACAACTCCATTAAAATCTAATCCAGGAACATCATTGCAATGTCCACCCACTCCAATGGAGATTTGATTATGTAATCGTGCTTCTCCTCCACCAGTTAACCGTTTATAGGAGAATACTTGATTTCCTCGTTTAATTGTTACATAAGGGATCGGCTGCTTATATGCTGGATTCACTTCAGCATCACCTCTTCGCATTGTGGAGTATGTTCGTGCTAAATGTTCTGTGATTTGTTTAACGTTGTATTTGTTTGTTTCTACACCTTGAAAAGTTAGTTTTTCATTATTGAATACTTCATTTCTTGGAGCTACGATAATTACTTCATCCATTTTATTACTCATATGTATTTATCCCCTTTTATTCGTTTATTTTATGTATGTATTATTTTAAATTCTCAATCATTTCTTCGAGTTCATCAGGCTTAAATCCAATTGATCTTGTAAGCTCTTCCCCATCCTCATTTAACAGAATAGTAACAGGCACACTTGAAATTTCATATTTAACTGCTAAATCTGGATTCTCAAATGGGTTAATAATTTCAGCTTTAGTTCTATTGCTCATTAAAAACATCTCTACTTGCTTACATGCTGGACAGTTATCTTTTTCAAATTTAATTAATTTTTTCATAATTACACTTCCGTTTCTTCTAGTATTTTTTTAAATTCATTTATTGCACGTTCAGTTGGATACCCTTCGAATTTATATTTAAAGATAATTTTGTTTCTTGCTTTAAATAGTTCTTCTAATAAATCCAAAGCTCCACAGTAATATTGATAATGTGAATTTCCACTTCCGAACAGCCCAATTTTTTTATTACTTATTTTAAATAGTTGTTCTTTCATATTTAAAAGGGGCTTCGGAGGAATACCATCCCCCCAAGTTGAAGTCCCAATTAAAATTGTTTCATATTGATCTAGATTAATATTTTCATTTTCATTCAGGTTATAAACATCATATCCATTTGTGTTTATTTTATTTATTATACCTTTTGTGTTACCTGTCAGAGAGTAATATATTAACACCTTAGAGGTCAAAGTCTTCTCCACTTTCATGCGTATAGTTAATAGCATTTCCTTGTAAGAAGTCTGTTCTAGAAACAATATCATCTTCACCATTACGTTTCTTACTGCCATAAGTAACCATCCATCGAGATTTTATTTCTTTATTAGATGGAAATGGCTCTTCAATTCCTGCATTGCGACAGATAACATTAGCTAAATACTCAACGTAATCATTATATTCACTTAGCTTAAAGGTATCGATATTCTCAAAGATAAATGCTGCCCATTCTTTCTCAAGTCCCACACATTGCTTTACAAATTCTACTGCATATCTCATATTTTCTTTGGTATTTAATGATGGATTTTCTTTCATAAGGATTTGTACTAACATACCATAGAAAACGTTGTGCTGATTTTCGTCAGTTTTAATTAGGTTGATCATATTGTTTGATTCAAGCATTTTCTGATCTCTAGCTAATGAATGGAAGTATACGAACCCACCACTGAAATATTCACCTTCTAGAATTAGATAGGCAACTAAAGCTTCAAATAAACACTGTAAAAATTCATCATCAATTTCTTTAGCATGACCAATATAATCCTTAGCCATATCCACAAACTTTTGAATCTTTTCGATTACTGGTTTATTGCGTTTAAGCAAAATTTCAAGATTTTTAACTTCTTCAAAAGCCTGTGCTTTTTGTTCATCTGATAACATTGTAGAAGTTAAATACTGATATGATCGATTATGTAACTCTTCAAATGAACCAATTAATGCAATATTAGAACGGATACTAGGGTCAGTACAAATATAGCCCAATACAAAGTTAAAATCTGTTGCAATCGAGTCTAACCAATTTAACTTACCAGTGATGTAATTATATACTTTTCTTTCTTCATCGTTTAGTTTTTCTCTATAGTCTTCTACATCTTTACCAAGCTTTACTTCATCTTCAATCCAATATTCTGAAAAAAGAAGTTTATTTAACTCTAGCATTTGGGGATAGGGGACGTTATCCCAGTCCCTAATTCCACTTGCTTTGCCACCAAAAGCTTTTGTTGCAACATTACTTAAACCACCATCAAAAATTCTAAAAGGTTGAACTATATTTGTCATATTATCCTCCATCACGCTTCGCAGTAAACACAAGCTTCATCACGCTTGTAGTCTTCTGTGTAAGTATAGTAAATTGTTTTTAATCCTTTATCCCATGCGCCTAAATCAAGTCTTAACATTTCAGAACCTTTAATACTTTTTAGAACATGCATATTATGGCTAATTCCTTGATCAATGTGTTTTTGAGCTGCAGCTACAATATTAATTGCCCACATTTCATCCATTTCAAAACCTGATTTATAATACCATTTTGTTCTATTGTTAAAATTAGAAGGAACGATGATTACATTTAAACCTGATTTTTCTTCGCGATAAACAACTTCATATAACGGATCAATACTTGGTGAACCATTCATGATTACACTATTAGATGAAGTTGGTGCAATGGCCATTGTATATCCATTACGCATAGATTTCTTAGCCAGTTCTTTAATTTCAAGCCACTCATCTGAATTGTAACCACGTTTCTCAAAATATTCACCTGTGTTCCATTCAGATCCTTCATATAATGGATAGCTACCTTTTTCAATACCTAAATTATGAGATGCTTTGATAACAGCTTTGGCATACTCTTCAAAGATTTCATCAGTGTACTTAATAGCCTCATCTGATTCCCATTTGATTCCTTGTTCTGTTAATAAAGTTACAAGACCTAATGCACCTGCACCAATTGCTCGATAAAGATTATTTGTGTGAGTTGCTTGCTTTACTACTGTTCGATTTAAACTAATAACGTTATCGAGCATTCGCACTTGAATGTCTACCACTCTTTGTAAGTCAACATCTTTTCCAAATACATTATGTAGCACTAGTGAACTAAGATTACATGTAACTAATCCTTCTCCAAGTGAACCAGTAACCACTACACCATTTTCTCGTTGTGATTCTTCAACAATTTTGTCATAGCTCATGTTTTGCACTATTTCTGAACATAAGTTTGATCCGAATGGCATCCCCTCATGTGAGTTTGGATTTTTTCTTGCTGCTGTATCACTATAGTAAAGATAAGGCGTTCCACCAGTTTTTCTTGCAGTGAAAATTGATTTATAAATTTCAGTTGCTTTAACTGTTTTTCTAAGTTCTAAATCCGCTTTTTCAATTAAACGATAATTATATGTAAATGCATGATCGATTTCATTAGGTTCTTCACCAGGCTGCAACTTCTTCTTATCAAATAGAGTGTTGATATCAATTCCTAATTTCTTTTTAACTTCATATGGATCAACAACTGTCCAAGTTCCATTCTCTTTTAATCTTCTCATGAACTCATCCGGTATACACACTGCAGTTTTAATGGAATATGCTCGTTTTTCTTGACTACCTGTTTTTAATCGTAAGTCTAAGAAATCAAAGATATCAAAGTGCCATACTGGTAAATAAGTTGCTAATCCTGCTTTTCTAGCTCCTAATTGATTAACATACTCTGCTAATACACTTAATAGTCGAGCTGGATGGATAATTCCTGTTGATCTACCTTTAAAACCACGAATCCAACTTCCACTTGCTCTTAAGAATCCTAAATAGATTCCTAATCCAGCACCATTCTGACTAAATTTAGCTACTTGCTTAAGTGAGTCCATAATTGAATCTAAATCATCATCCATTGTAATAATATGGCAAGATGAAAGTGTTCCATGAGGTGTTGCTGAATTCTTAAGTGTTGGAGTTGCTAAACCTACATAATGATTACTTAAGCTCCAGTAAGACTCTTTTACTAAATCTAATCTCTTTGACTTCTTCTCGTCTTTCATTAGGTATAATGCAGTTGCTAAGAATCTTTCTTGTGGTAGCTCTAAAATCTCACCATTGTAACCTTTTGCTAAATATGTATTTTGCATCATGTAAAGTCCAGCATAGCTAAACTTCTTATCCATGTCATTCTCGATAAATTTACCTGCTTTTTTAACTTCTTGCTCAGTGTAAGAATTTAATAGATCATCAGCGTACAAACCCTGTTCAGTTAATTGATAAACTAGTGAGTAGAAATCGCCATATCCTTTTTTATAATCAAAGCCTCTATTTTTAGAAGCATGTTTGTATAATTTTCTTCTTAATGCTGAAGCTGATAAGTATGTAAATTCAGGAGTATTAGCTGTAATCATGTCATTAGCTTCTCGAATTATTAGATCGAATAACTTATCTGCTTCAATTTCTTTACGAGAAAGAACAAAATCAGCAACATTTTTCTTAATTGTTTCAATCGAAGTTTCATCTAATTGAACTCCAGAGTCTAATACAATTTCATCCACAAATCTGTTAAATCGCGGTAGATCAAATTCAGATTTTTGAATATGTGATTTTCTATCTTTTAATATTAATGTCATTAACTCAGCACCAACCTTATGTATATTTTATTTTAACTTGTGTAATTATTACTCTTATTCTTTGATTCTGCTTTTCTTTCAAATACTTTCTTGTAAACATGATCTAATAAATTACGACACTGGATATCAATCCAGTAGATGAATTTCATTTTGTTCAACTCCTCTCTCTTGGTATACTCTTATTATATATGTATATTTTATTTAAAACAAGTATTATTTTCAATTTAATTTAAAATATTTTTAGTAAAGTTCTTCTCTTAGTTCTGATACAGTTGAATATAGATCAGCTAACATTTTATCAATTACTTTCCATTTCTTTTTACCAATATATCTGGTCTCTTCTATGTATTTTCCTAATTCATCAGTTTGATCTTCTAATTTCATTTGTATGTCAATCAATCGTTCCCTGGTGTAATCATTCAAGTTATCACTCCCTATCTACAAAGCTATTTACTAAGTCCTTATCAACTAGTAACGCACCCACATACATTCCAATAACTACCAAGGCGATACATCCCATGACATCTAGTAAACTACCTGCCAATCCAAGTGTCATAATTGCAGCTACAATTAATGGTGAAATAAAATAATAAGCCTTTTCCAATTTCTTTTTCATATGTACAATCCCCTATTCAACTTTACAATCTCTTATGTATAAACCTCTATCCAACATTTCCATTACTGTTTCGATATCCTTAACTGTGGCTTGTGGATATCTAGAAATCCAAAGCTTAAGCTCATTCCAACGCTTCGAATGATTCTCTTTTCTAAGCTTATCTGAATCCTCTTTCCAATACATTGCTGCAGCATTCACAGATGCGAATATGTCGTATCTACTTTTATCACTCAATTGGATGCTTTCATTCTCTTGTACAACATGAATAATATGGTTAGCCTGTTCTTTCACCTGACTATCTATATACATGTTGATCCTCCTCTCAATTTATGTAAAATGGATCTTTTATTCTTCCTCACTACTCCACGCATCTAATATTTTCATAGTGTCCATATCTATGTAGAAATACAATTCTTTGTGAGGGAGTTGCAGCATATACAACCCCACTACATCAACATCATCATCAAATCCTACTTCATCACCTGACCAATCAGATTGCCAAATTAAATCTTCATTTAGATGTAATATCACTGCCATTTCGTTTCCTCAATTCATATGTATATTTCATTCTCGAATAAATTAGCTTTTACTGTATCAATCTATAAAATTTATTTAGATTCATATCAAATCTCCATCCACTATCGATGGCTTTTTGCCACTGTTTGATATCAGTTAATCCTTGATAATCCTTCTTTTTGAACAATGTAGCAGGTGTAACTCTTAAGCACTTCCAACCTAAGATATCAATTTTGATCGGAGTATTATCCACTCACTTCACTCCTTTTTAAAATAAAACCATAATTATATCTAACGAAATTAACCTTTTTTAAACTTATGTATGTATATTTTATTCAATAATTTCTAATCTTACTTTTTTATTACCCATCATCACTCCAATGTCGATTCCATTAATTGAATATCCAATAAAATATCCACCAACACGAACTGGTTTTGGCTCACCTTCTAATACAGTTACAAAGTATTGTTCCAGACTTTTCACAAAATCATCCACACTTGTATTGTAAGGATAAAAATAATCATGTTCATACGCATCATTTTTATTCACTTTATACCTAAATTCATATCGATGCTCATTTTCACCGTAACCATACTCATAACTACTAAATTCAAATTCTTCAAAGTTATATTTTTCATTTACTTTGCTTAATATTCCATTACTGATCCTTATCTTTGCTTCAATTTGAACTTTTAAGAGTTTATAATTATCAGGGTTATTTAACCTTCCGCCTTCATTTCCGTAGCTCTGCTCAATTATCCCGTTATTTTTAGTCAATCTAATTATGTATTCTGCATACCAACCTTTCCCATCTTCAATGCTAATCTCATAATCTGGAAAATCATGTTTTAGTTTACTATGTAAGTCTGAAACTTCGTGACCTTTACCTTCTAGCACTTGCACATAATTATTTTTAATATGTTTGATCAACTCTTCCTCTGTACTAAATACCGATTTATCCATTTCACAATAGTATTGTTTTGACATTTAATATCCTCCCTTTAATTAACCTTCTTTAATAACTCTTTCCATAGCGCAATACCAACTACTGTTGATAAAACATAGAATAATACCCCTAATGATTTTAACCATCCAATTGGATCAGTTTTAATTCCATATGCTAAATTCATTAGCAAATCTCCTGTAACACTGAGACAAAGGAACACTACAGCTAACCATCCCAATACTTTAAGTTTCTTCATTCACATTCTCCTATTTTATTTTTCTTTGATATGTACTAAACCAGTCGAGAAGGAGGTCGAAGTTCTTATTCGACAACTTCCCTCTCTTATTTAAGTGACTCGTATACCTTCCAATAATTACAGCGTATTCTCCTCCAGTCACATAATCATCTCCTTATAAAGTTACAATTGTGTAAGCCATATATGTAAAGTAGAAAATCCATAATAATGATATTAATGTTCCTTTAACAGTTCGATTACGTTTAGCTTTCTTACGTGCTTTTTCAATCTTAGCTTCTGTAGATAAATCAGTTTTTCTGTAGGATACTAAACCAATTACAAATGACATTATGTAGTAAGTTAATGCTGCAATACTTGGATAGTAAAGTGGATCAATTTGAATTGCATTAGTTAAATAGATTAATAATGTAGTAAGATATACAACTGTGAATCCTAATAATAGTAAGGCTTTTACTACTAAACTATAATTTTCAAGTTTATAATTGTCTGTTCCTTGTTTTTCTTTTTTAATGTTCTCTTCTAATGATTCCATTTTTAATCCTCTGAACATACCACCTTTTATTAAAGTAAGTAAATGAAAAGCTAAAAGCATGATTGTCAAAAATAACATCGAATTCCTCCGTTTATATTTATTTTATTCTAAGTAAAATTGAAACTTTACTGGAATTTTAATCAGTAATATTGACCACATAGTTCACCATAGCTTCATAGAGTTTATGTGGTATTTGATTTTTATACTCGTTTGCAACATCCTTAATTAATTGTTCCTTATAGGTCTTATATGCAAAAAATGCTTCTTCAGGGGTATTGTAGCTTCCTAAATATACACTATCACCTTTATTATTGTTACATTGGGCAGAGTATTTTTTAGATTTTTTATTTCTATTTTTATTTACTCCAATCGGAAGATCACCTCTTAGCTTGTTTCGCTTTACGAATAGTGTATTGATAAATTGAGGAACGAATACACAAGTGTCAGGTGAGTATATTTTATTTCCTTTTTGTAACAAATCTTTATCTATACACATTATTTTATTTTCAATTGAATAGTAATTTTCCTCATACCACTTACTGTAATTCTGGAAATTATGCCATTCATCACAGACGGTGACACCTTTGTATGTCTGGCCTTTCTTTTGATACTTTTCACTGTAGCACCGTTGCAACATCGCTCGCCAAAGATCATATTGTTTAGTATTTCTTCCGTTTGCTCCTGATTTGTATTTACCTTCTCCAATAAAACCTACGCCATACACTACCTTATGATATGGATTTTTAACCACTCCTCTTTTAAAACTTTGATAGTCAGTATGTATCAAATGACCACTTTCAGTAAATCTAACCCACATATCAGTAGCACCTTCATATGCTTCGATTACCATTTCTAATTTATAGCTATTATAATTAACTTCTCCTAATCTATTTGTTTTCATAGAAAACCTCCTTTCTATTGCAATTATGCATTTTGTATTAATGTTTATTTCATTTATTAATTTAGATATTCTTATTAACCATATCGATTCCAATTAATGAATATCCAGTAAGATCTTTATATGGTGATTCTGAGTCTCCCTTACCGGATGGATTATTGAAGATACGGTTTTGTTTATCCATCATTCTCACTTGTAGCAAAATATGTTTAAGTAATGCTTTAGGCATTAAATAATTTTCTTTATCATATGTATAACGTTCCATTAAAACTTCCATCATTTTGTATGTAGCATCGACTGATGATCCATATTGTTTATTCTTCATGTCTGTAAATTTTCCTATTTCTAATGCGATTTCAGTAAATTTTTCAGCTTTTTCATCATCAAAAGAGTTCATAATTTCTACTTCTCGATCAGTTAATTTTTGAATATACTTCCCTTCAATTTCAATTTCGATATTTGCATTTTTTATGATATATGTTCCGTATTCTGTAAAGTCGAATACCTCAAACAATACATTTCTATGTTTCTCATATAAATCTGAATTACTCTTAATTAGAACCGTATCACCCATTTTAATATGACTCATGCTTATTCCCCTTTTCCTTTTCTTAATACTGTGATAGTTACATTTTGCCTCCCAAATTGTACAGCTACACTCTCGTTTTCTACTAAAACATCAGCCTCATAACCTTTGATTCCACCACCGCGATCAAGTACGATTGCTTTGAATGTTTCATTCCTAGCTTCAACTAGTACGATTGAATACAGTGGGATAATTGAGTTATCGGTTGCAATAATTTTCAGGCCATTGTAGTAAATTGTATTCTTCACATTGTAACCAGTGTATGTAATACCTGAGCAGCCTTTACAAGTTGATGTATAAGCTGTTGCAACTATATTATATTTTATTTGCTTATTTTGTTCTTTCTCTCTTGCAAGTTTCCTTTCTTGTTCTCTTAGACGTTGCTCTTCTTCATGCTGTTTTTTTAATCGCTGTCGCTCTTCTTCAATTTGCTTTTTTATGTATTCTTGTTTTCTTACTTCTACTTTCGTTTGTAATATTTGTTGATCTTCTAAGTCATAATCAACTGCAATATAATCTTCCGTTTTAGATTTTGTCTTAGCTTCAACTTTTGGAACTCGATGCACACTACCATTCATTAACATTACTGCGACTGTAACTGCGGAAATGCCAATGTGCATATGATTTTTGTATTTCATGTAAACACTCCTTTATATTGTGGCTCGATCAATCATAACGTATTTCAAGTTATCCTCTCCTTTCAGTTGCTATATATCTATTATATATGTATATTTTACTTTTTACCACTACTTTTTGAAAATATTTTAAATTATTTTTACACTTCTTTTTTCTTTTTAGTTGACTTCCTCTTCTTCGGAATTCCCAGGAAAGCATTTAATCTTTCTTGTGCAAGATCAATGTAATACTGTTTATCAAGATATTCAGGTATTAGTTTATCTTTTACTTCGTCATTATCAATAAAGCATCTGTCAGGTGTATTTCCAATCTTCTCAGCTACTTCTTGTTCAATTCCTTCTTTATTAGTTTTCCGTTTAAGTTTAAAAACACCTTTAGCATCTTCACGTTTATCTGCAAATACTCTTAATACTCTTTCAGGTAACATTTCTTCACCATGTAAAGCATGTAGATATAATCTTGATACTTTAACAATTTTTTGAAATTCCCTAAGTTGATCACACTCGTTTATCGTTTGTTCAATTTCAATTCCTTTGGTGAAATAGTTAATAAGTGCTTTATTTACAATAGGTAAGTCGTAATCAAGATTGTTCAGCTTCTTAACATAAGCACCTTTAGATTTGTACTTTCCATTTTTGTCAATGATAATATAATTATTAACATCTTTCTGGTAAATTTTTTCAAAAACTTCCCATTCTAAATCTAATCTTGTACGGGTTTCCCATTCTTTTGCAATGCATTTTACCACTTCAATATCAGACTCTTTTTCTACTTTAATGAATACCCCATCTGTATTTGATTGGATTAACTTGCAATATGGTTCTAATTTTTCAATCAAATCCAATAATAGTAATTGTCCTGATAAACATACATTATTACTCATTAAAGGATCGAAAAGAGGATTATATTTGTCTTTCATTGCGCCATAGTTTGCATTAATTACGATTTTCATAGGTAACTGTCTAGGGTCTTTTTTGGCCTTTAGTTCTAAACGTTTATCTCTAATTTCTCTAAATTTATTAGGTTCATTTACATTTCTACTTATGTATCCATATTCAATCATTAAAGAAGGATATAGACTGGCTACATCTGCTGCTAGTATAATTCCTTCATCTTTATATTTAGGTATAGCACCATGAATTCCACCCCAGGCAAAGACATGTGGTACACCAGATACATCAACTTCAAGCTTTTTCTTATAATCCATATTTTCAGGATTTTTGTACCAATCTACAATATGCTGGTATTTATCAGAAACAACAAGTGTATCAGGAAAACTTAAATCAAATTCGTCATTTCTGTCTGGTTGTTTTTCAGCTCCGATGATATGAGCAGATAATTGTGCTTTTGTTCTTGAAAATTGTGACATATCCAAATCAAATGCTTCAATTAAGGCTAGCTGAGATTCAAATTCTTCAATGCGATTTTCAAATACTTCAATTGTCTGAAGTACATCGAACTTACAATATTCAATTGTCTCTTTTATTTCTTGTTCAGTTAATTCTCTATCAATATCAAATGAAACAGATGATTCTTTAATTCTCGATCCCATAAAACCCTCAAGTTGTTTTAAACTATGGAATCCAGTTGTAACATCAAAGTTATTTACTGGTATCTTATATGCTTGTTTTACAATGTTATGGCCTTTAACTCCCTCTTCAATTAATTTTTTATTTATGTAATACGGATCATAACCCAGTAAGATACCTTTTAAAATCCATTGATCATACATCCGGTTGTTATATCCTATCCAGATATCATTTTTAAATAAATTGTAGTATTTCATTAATAAGTCTTCGTCATTAACAATCACCTTTCCTTTTCGTGAATCATAATCAATAATCACTACTAACCAATCATGTTTGAATACTTCGAAGTCGTAGAATACCTTCCTCATACCTTACCTCCTTCTTATTAAACTACTAACTATTAATATAGTAACACGCAATTAAACATAACGCAATTATTATTTGTTTATTTTACTTACAAAAAAAGAAGGTGATTTTCATCATCCTTCCTCTAACCATTTAAACAACGTTCTCTATGACTGCATAAGTTTTTACAAAAGAAGTCTTTAGTTGGATCATAACCCTTTACCCAACTCCATTTATCATCTTTGTTTATTTTTTTTATCTCATTGACTGTTTCATTTATGTAATCTTTTACTTCTTGAATGGATTCTTCATTGAAATCAACTTCTACAATCCCATCTGGAAATTCATCAAATATCCCCAATTTGTTACGCTCAATTAACTTACCATTCATTAATACATACTTTAACATATTGAATTGTAAGTGTATTTCATATTCAGGATACTTTTCACTCAAAGCTATTGCATATAGTATTAACTGCCTTGATTTTTTAGGTAAATCTTTTTTACTGAATTTAGTACTCGTTTTTAAATCAATTATGTATATTTTATTTTCAATCCTGTAATACAGATCAATAAAACCTCTAAGTATAATTCCATTTATGTCTATCTCAAATCCTTCTTCAATACGAATGGTATTATTTTCAACCGGTATGTACTTTTCTAAAAAATGTGATATACAATTCACATAATTATTTTTCACGTTTTCACTGATCCAAGGTAAATCTAACATCTCAGCATCATCAATTGCTTCAATAAATTTTTCAACTGCTTCTTCATTCGTTATTTGTTTCTGAATCATAGCTTGAGTAAGTTCGTGAACTACAGTTCCACAAAAACTATAGATGTTATCTCCTCCCCTCTGATTCAATATGTAATTGTAATAATAACTTCTCTTACAGTTATGAAATGTATCTAATCTGGAAAAGGAATATTTTTCTTTATTACTCATTATTTTCTCCCCATTCTACATATTTTGTAATTAATTCTTTAAATCCATCAGCACCTACATCTGAAGGTGAGTTCTTTGATCCACTTTCAAGAATTACATTATCTTTGTCAGAAACATAACCAATTTTAATATCAAAGAATTTAAGTAAAAGTTTAACTTTTTCCACTTGCCTATGTATTAATTCTTCTTCCAACCCTTCGTCAAAACAAAGGATTATTCTCTTAGGATTTAGCCAACTCAATTGTTTAATTTGTTGTTCATGAATAACCTTTCCACCCAATGCAACTGATGTATTAATTCCCATTGAATCGAGCTGCATCACGAATTTAGATGATTCTCCAACATAAATTTCTTCAGCACCTTGTAAAAATGGGTAATTGATATTGTAACCAAATAACGATTGACTTTTTGGAAATGCTATCAAAGGAAACCATTTAGAAACTTCATCTTTTTCATAGTCACCAGCGTATCTTCCTTCAATCCCTATAAGAGAATCTTCAAAATCGTACCAGGGAACTGATATTCTTGAAGTAGAATGATCTAATCCGATTTTAAATTTCTTCTGAGTTGCGAAACTAATTCCATCTCTCAAGAACAAAGTATTATATTTGTTCAAGTAATCTTTCATAACATCATCGTCATACTTTTTTAATTCAGTTGTTAATTGATTTCTCTTTTTGATTTTGTCATAAAACCCACCGAATATAGGTTTGTTCTTTTTAAATTCTATGTATGTAATTCCTAATTCTTCTTTGACAGTCTTGATGATATGTCTTAATTCAACATTTTTACATTTCATTATTAAACTAAATAAATCACCATAAATATCTCTTACAAAATCATTAGCTGTCAAGTTTTCGTTTAACTTAATACGTATTGAAGTATTATTTGAATTTTCTTCAATTCCACATCTAATTTCCCTGCTATTAGTAGATATGTTATGAAAATCGTATTCTTCCAATATATTTTCTATGTGATAAGGATTATTCATTAGTCTCTTTTTTAGTTCAATCATATCACTCCATCCTATCTTAAGAAATCTATTCGTGATGGGGAACAAAATCCTAATTCATGCCAAACATTTATATGGCCATCATACTTATACAA